GCGTGAATGCCGTCGAGGAAATCCCCCAACTCGGTAATCGTGATTGTTTCTTGCTTAGACAATATCATTCTCTTCTACACATTCGCCGCTCGTCGCGGTCTTTGATGCCCCGCCCGCGACGAGCGGAGGGTTTAGTTGCAACCGTAGACCGTGCAAGTCTTGCTGTAGAAGTTGCCCCGACTATCAACACCTTGATTGGTTGTCACGCCGCCGTATGTGCTGGTTGTGCCGCTCCATGAGTTGCCATTGGATGCGGTTCCATAGTTATATGTCGTGTTGCCGTAGGTCGAGGAATTCTGAGTCCAGGTGCTGCCGGTAGACGGGTTGCTGCCGTAGACGGTTGTGGTGTTGCCGTATCGATTCACGTTGTATGAGTTGCCACTGTTATCCATGCAGTTATACGACGATCCACTACCATAGCAGGCCGCTTGCGCTGACATGGAAAATGCGGCCAGGGCGGCCGCCATTACAAAGTATTTCTTCATTTTGTTCTCCCAGTTCGGCAACCAGGCGTGCCGATGCGCCTAAGCGGCATTTCGCCGCAAATCTTGCCGCGTAGTATGTCGCATTTACCGACTTTCCGGCGGCTCTTCTTGTTGCTTTCTGGTGACCTGGATGGTCAATCCTTCAGCCCCTATGCGACGAATCAGTTCTTCCAACAGATCGCCAGTGCTGAAATTCCTGATGTTCTTATATTTCTCTGCATCCGCATAATATGATTCCACGGCGAAAATAACTTCAGAGTTCATGGAGCGTCGGGTTATTTCGCACGATTTGTCTATCTGCTCTTTCAGCTTATCTGGAAAGCGGATATTTGACGGGGCAATGTTTCGAAAGCTCATGCCCCCTAGTGTAGGAATCCACCATGCCATACAATAACACCACGGTGGCGAAACTATACCCGCTTTTCTTGCTCTAAAACTAGGTCTTTATGGTGTAGTCTTCCCGTGTAACCTGCTGTACACTGTGTTTACACCCAGTTACATGTTCTCGGGATAGATACCCCGTGCAACTGCATCAATACAAGTGTTGTCTATAGAGGTATAACAGAGAGTTTGTAAAATCTTTGTAAGAAATCGCCTACATAAGTAGGGGATGTATTAGTCTGAGGCAATAGACTGGCCTAACAAAGGAGGGCATATGCTGACGCGGCGGGAACGGGAAAAACTGCTGAAAGAGTTAGCGAAGTATGCCCCTGAAATGGCGGATGAAAATCTGATAGAAACGGTCGGGTTTGTTAAGGATTCCGTCAGGGACAACCCTCGCAAGGATTCCCACCTTACACTTGTTTCCCCCGAGCCTCTTGTTGCTCGTCGGTAGCATTCGTCTTGGCGCTCTTTCGGACATTTTCCGCCATGCGAAGAATGCTCATTTGCCCCGAGTCGGGCAATTGCCAATATATGGCAGCTATTCGCTGAAATCTTTCTAGTGCGATTTTGTGAGCCGGTTCCCCCTCGACCTCTTTCTTTGGCTCAACGTTTCTCCGCTCTATAGCCTTCCCCTCCGGTGAACGTGTGCCGCCCTCCGAAAGCCAGAGAGCATCTATTCCAAGCACATCGGCTATAACCGCAACCTTTCGGCTTGTCTGCCTAATCCCGGCCTCAAGATTCCCGATTGTTGATTGGGAAACCTTGGCAGCATCCGCCAACTGGGACTGAGTCATCCCCTTTTTTTCTCGCGCCCATATCAGGCGTTTTGCAAGCGTGTCCATATCACGAATGTAATAGATTATGCAATCACGTTGGTGTTTCTACGAAAACACATACGTGAGATCACATACGTGTTGACTTGATCAAACACATACGTGATAATTGTTTCCATGAACATGCAAATAATAGTTTCCGATCTGCTCTCGACTGGAATGACTCAGCAGAGGTTGGCTGACTTGGTTCCATGCAGGCAATCAACAATCAACGCCTACTTGCACGGCAAGAGGGGCAAGAGTCCTTCCTTTGAGATTGGAAGGCGTCTCTTCGAGCTGCATGAGGAACTTGTTATAGGCAGGCGCACCGTTCGCCGCAAGAAGAAGCAAGAAACGATTTCATAGAGTTTTCTCCCCGGAAGTTGTGCGGTCGCTCACACAGGGCCGCATTTTTTTCCGCCTGGATTCGAGTTTTTGACCAAGGTCAGTTGTAAGCGCAGTTGCAGGAACTTTTGCATGACGTGTTTTTGGTTGATTGCGTCGATGCAAAAAATTTTACCTAACGCCCCAATGGGAATGTCACAGGGCACTTAATTAAATTTCCAAATCGACACCATGAACACACAAGTAAAGCTCCACACACGCACCAATGCACCTTCCGTCGTCTCAATCGCGAACATCAAAGAAATCCTCACGTACCGCGATGCCGTCATCTTCGGATGGGAGAACCGGCAGATCAAGAACATGACCCAGGCGAGTCTCGCCGAGAGAACCGGCATGCGTCCGTCTCACCTTGCCGACTATCTCGCAAAAGGCGACACCGACGAAAAAGGACGCCCACGTCGCGACATGCCGGCCAAGTACATCCCCGCATTCGAACAAGCAGTAGGCAACAGTTTCGCCAGCCAGTGGTTAGCGATGCAGTCTCAGCTCACGATCCTTGAGGCCATGCTTGCCGATCAAAAGGCATAAGCATGCGCACGGTCGAGGCCCGCGTGAGTTTCGGTGAATACCTGCAGGTGAGGGCAGCGGCAAGCGGTGAGCCGATGGAAGACACGCTAATGAAAATGTTTCAGGCGCGTGGAATCTTGATGGGATCAGACATGAAGCCCGTGCAGCCGGCAGACATCATCACCGACCCGGTAAATGAAGTGTTCGTTTTGAGGCAGTTGCAGTTAATTGACGACTGAAAGGGGAAAGAAATGACGCGCACATCCAAGCAAAAACCCGCACAGAAGGCAAACCTCAAAGAGGTGAACAGCCTGCTCGATATTTGCCTAGCAGAGTGCTATCTGAAGAATGACTCCGCATTGTCTCGCATGCTGGAAGTCTCGCCGTCGGCCATCAGCAAGCTGCGAAATGGAACCCAGTTCCCTAGCGCGTCGTTCCTTGTTTCCATCCACGAGAACATCGGGATTTCGTTTGATCGCATGCGCAAGATCCTCAACGTTGGCTTTGATTACAAATTCTGATCAAAAATGCGCACCCCTAAGCACAAAAAATGCAAGAACAAAGCTTGTGGCGACAAGTTCATCCCTGCTCGCCCCATGCAGCAAGCATGCTCTATCGGGTGCGCAATCATCCTATCGAAGGACAAGCTCCGTGCTGAAGAAGAGGTCAAGGCCAAGGCTGAACGCAAGGAACTCAAGGTGCGCAAGGAAGCAATCAAGACTCGCTCCGATTGGATGCGTGAAGCGCAGATTGAGTTCAACAAATTTATTAGGTTGCGCGACCAATTGGCCGGTCATCCATGCATCTCCAGCGGTAAGCCCCTGGACTGGTCAGGCAACAACGTGGATGCCGGCCATTACCGCAGCACCGGATCAGCTCCCCACCTCCGTTTTGACGAACGCAACGTGCACGCACAAAGCAAACAAGACAACCGCTATGGAGCTGGCAGGGCCGTCGATTACCGCATCGGCCTGATCGCCAGGATCGGCCTGGAAGCCGTCGAAGCACTTGAGGCAGACCAGACGCCGCGCAAGTGGACGATCGACGAACTGAAGGCCATCAAGGCTGAGTACAAGCGCAAGTTCAAAGAATTGAAAGCTGCACAAACAGGGACGGGGAAACTGTGAGCATCGCACTTATGACTCTAGCGTGGAAATCAGACTTGCCTTCCGGTTGCAAGCTGGTCTTGCTTGCACTCTGCGACAACGCAAACGACCAAGGGGAGTGCTATCCATCCATATCCATGCTTACCAAGAAGTGCAGCATGAGTGAGCGTAGCGTGTTTAACCACATTGCCGACTTGGAATCTATTGGGGCAGTTAAGCGCAACGTGCGTCCAGGACGCAGCACGGTTTATCACCTAGACCCCTGCAAATTCTGCACCCCTGCAAAATCTGCACCCCTGCAACCGTTGCACCCTACCCCTGCAAAATCTGCACCCCCACCCCTGCAACCGTTGCACCCCACCCCTGCAACCGTTGCACCCATAACCATCATAGAACCATCAATAGAACCGTCAGGTAACCATCATAAGCGCGTCAAGGCCGCGCAACCTTCTTCCTCGCTCCCCGACTGGATGCCAGTGGATGCATGGAATGGATACCTAGAGATGCGCAAAAAGAAGCGCAAAGAGCCAACCGCCAGAGCTGTTGAACTCTTGATTATCGAACTTGAGAAGCTCAAAGCCGCCGGGCAAGACATAGCCGCCGTGCTGGACAAATCGACCGTGAACGGCTGGACGGACGTGTATCCATTGAAGGCCGAGGCTAATGCTCGCGCTTCACCGCAACCGCAATCCACTCAACTCGGCAAAGCCGGGCAAGCCACAGCTGCAGCAGCGCAACGACTCATCGAAAGGATGCAAAGTGAACAAGCAAACTGATTTCGTCCCGTTCCTGAAGACCTTAACGGCCGTTGCGGACTACTACGGCAAAGAGCTGTCAGAGGGCGTTCAGATGCTGTACTGGCAGGGCCTGGAGCAATTCGACTTCGCCGCCGTGGAAAAAGCACTTTGGGACCATGCCCGCAATCCCGACACCGGCCAGTTCATGCCGAAGATCGCCGACGTGGTGAAGATGCTCCAAGGTTCCACGCAGGACTCAGCCCTGCAAGCTTGGGCGAAGGTAGATCGCGCCGTCCGCTGTGTCGGCAATTACCGTTCGGTGGTCTTCGACGATGCGCTGATCCATCGGGTGATTTCCGAAATGGGTGGCTGGGTGCAGCTTGGCACGAAAGGTGAGGACGAATGGCCGTTCGTGCGCAACGAGTTCGTGAACCGGTATCGCGGCTACCGGATGCGCAGCGAGACGCCGGAATACCCGCCCGTCCTGATCGGCATATCCGAGGCATCGAACAGCAAGAGCGGCTATGCACACACCGAGCCGCCCATGCTGATAGGAGATGCAAAGCAGGCGGAGCGTGTCATGCGGCTGGGCGCTGACAAGCCGATTCTCGCAATCAAGCAGATGGGCGCAGAGGCCGCATCAAGAACGCTGCGCCTGGTGCATTCGGTAGAGCAGGTTTGAAACCAAACAGGGAGGGAAAAATGATGATCGATCCGGATATTTGCTGCAAGGTCTGCCAAATGGCAGCCGACTCAATCACCTCACGAGCACTTGACATGCGCTGCGTCGATTGCTGCGTTCGACACCTGCTGCAGACAATCGACTCGCTGGAGAGATTCGGCCGGCCGGGGCACAAGGAACGAATCGAGGACAAGCTTTTTGTGGCACTAGAGCGGAGGGTACATGAGGAACGTGATTGCAAAGTTACTGCTATCCCTAGCGAACCGGGTTGCAACCGCAAAGACGATAAGCAGCGCACGCGGTAATTGGCAGTTCAGACGAGAGTGGTTTGCAGAGCCGTACAACGTTGACACAGAGAAAGGAAAGTGAAATGGCGACAGAAAAGGAATCAAGCGGCGGTATCGGATTTGGCGGCATGCTGGCCATCGTGTTTATCGTCCTGAAGCTGACCGGCTTTATCGATTGGTCTTGGTGGTGGATCACAGCGCCGATCTGGGGCGGCGTATTCGCGTGGGTGGGAACCATCATCCTGCTGTTCGCCGGGTTCGGGCTGGCTGGCATCTTCGAGCGCCGGAAAGCTCGCCGCTGGAATGCCCGGAAACGCCATTTATAGCCCGCTGGCTGCGTTCATTTGATGCGGGTAATGGTTGCGTATGGGTAAGAGAAAAAACGTCTCAAAACGCGAGGATGGGAGATGAGCGAAAAGCCGATAACTAAGGAAGAGCTGTACGCAACACACATCGCCGGAGGCCGGCACAACGGCGAGGAATCGAGAGCGTTACCGAAACGTTACTACGGCGATCCAGCCGACAGTTTTGAGTACCCAAGCGAGAGGGCGCGCAGGGAAGAGGCTAAGAGGGTGGCTAGAGCAAAAGGGAGGATGACAAAGTGATCGAAATTAAAAAGTGTGAGCGCGGTTGCCTTGATCGAATCAAAGAACTGTTGTGCGAATGGGCGGCATGGCACGAGGACAAGCTCGCATCAGGTTATCCTGGTCAGTCCGCATTCGCAACTGAGCGCGTGGATAACAGCAATCGGAGTACTGACACATATTCCGAGATGCCGGAGGATATAAAGCGATTGAACGATGAAATTGAACGGCTGGCACCAGCATTTAAGAGTGTGCTCTCCCTGGAATATCTTGACCGCCGGCCACAGAAGGTAAAGGCGGCAGTGTTAGGCATTCCACGGCAAGTATTCTCGCAGCGACTTTTGTGGATTTATGAGCAGCTCAATTTTGCAATGTTTGGAGGGTGAAATGGGTTATCTGTACCCAAGCAAAAAGGACATTGGCGAGGACGTGGCACAGGAAACCGCCGCAATTAACACGGCAATTACTGCCATGTCAGAGGCGATTGAGGATTGCCCTTTGAAAGACCACGTGAAGGTCTATGCGGCAATTGAGTTGGCGTTTAAGTATGGCGACAGGGAGTATGTCGAAGAGGTTTTTAACGAAGTTCTCTTGTTCAAGCCGGGGAAATGATGCAAGAAACCAATTTTTGCCGCCAAGTCATGAAAGCATTTTCTGCATATGTGAATATTCCCGAGAGTGTGGGCCGAGAGTACGCAGAAGACCTTTCCCCCATATGGAATGTTGTTGATCTGATAGGGCGTTCGAGAAAATTCATTCTGCCCTATACAGGCAGGTTATTCGAAGACAGGCAGTATCGGGGAATTGACGAGAATGAGCCATTACGTTTGCCTTTTCCGGTAATTGCGCTGGAGTATTTTGCCGACAAAAGCGCAGGAGTTTCCAATCCTGGCTTGTTATCGTCAAAGCGGCTTGTTCTGGCGCGGGAGGAAGAATTTGGAATCGTTGTGACTCCGGTTATCTGGATTGACAAAGACCAGGAGTGGACTCCAATGCCGGAATGCGCATTACCCTCAATAGGGTATTTAGATAGGAATAACCTGAGAGATGGCTACGCAAAAATAATCGCCAATTTCGCAGATCCTCGCATCCCTATTGAAGACTATGCGGATGAAATGGGGGCACTGCTTACATTTTTGAGTGCTATTCAGTGCTCTAACGTGAAGGTTGACCGTATCGAGAGGAAGAAAGGGAAAACAAAGCTGAAAGCACCATTTCCTTTCGATACCTACCACGTATTAAGTATTGAAACAACAAAGACGGTAAATCGTGGCGGTTCGGCTGGCATTTCTGAGCGCCACTCTCCAAGGGAGCATTTACGGAGGGGGCATATCAGACGATTGGAGAGCGGCGCAAAGGTTTGGGTAAATGCCGCCGTTGTTAATGCTGGAATGTGTGGAAAGGCGAACAAAGATTATCGAGTGTCATGACAATTTAGTGGTGGTAAACGTGTCATGCACAAAGTACTATTAAATATGTAAGCTGGCGAGCGCTGCGCACTAAAGCGCCGCTGGCTTCTCCGTGGAGGTAACAATGCGTACCACAAACGAAGCAATCCGCCGCGAGCTAACCGGCACCATGCCCACTGGCGAGAACAAGCTGGCCGGGAAAACGTTCCGCGTGATCCACCACAAACCCGAAACGGCGCTCCCGACCGTCGATTTACTGGAGGGATTCACCCTGTTCATGAATGACGGCGAATTCCCGGTGATGGTTAATGGCGTCGAGGTGCCGCCGGGTGAGGCTCGTGCATTTAGGCGAGCATCATGACCTATCCAATGTGGATATTCTGGCTGCTGCTGTACTGGCGGCCAGTAATCGCGCTATGAAGAGAGTCGCCTATCCGTTGGGAACTCCCGGCGGTAAATAGACTTGGCCGAGTATAGGCGGCTCCCTTGATGGCGCTGCTGAACCGTTATCCAGATTCCCTCCCTTGTTTGGATACCGGTTCGGCTGGCCGTCAACCATTTACGATAGCGCCCGAAAGGGGAAATGCTGGGCTGAGACATGCCCGGTAAGCGAAAGCTGAAGCGGGTTCAACTCCCGCCGCTATCACCAATTTCCCACTTGGGACTTGAAACCCTCGAAAGAGGTCGTCCGGGTTGATCGCCGGATGTATTGCCGTCGTAGCTTAGTTGGTAGAGCACTCGCCTTGTAAGCGAGCGGTCGGAGGTTCGATTCCATCCCGATGGCACCAATTTCCGCGCTACGGCGCAAGCCTGCACGCTCCACCGATAGGGGCGGCGGGCAACTCATTTGGAGCCATCATGGCGAAATTCAGAAAAAAGCCGGTGGTGGTTGAGGCGTTCAGGCTTGGTCTTGAGTCTATGCCTGATTGGTTTTTGGATGCACGCACGGCCAACGCAGTGACGACGCACAACGAAGATGGGCGATGGAGAGGTGGCCCTGACTATGCGCTAATCGAAACGCTTGAGGGTACACATCGGGCTAACTTCGGCGACTACATCATCCAAGGCGTAAAAGGCGAGTTGTACCCCTGCAAGCCAGATATCTTCGCCGCCACGTACGAGATTGCTTTGGAGTGATGATGCTAAATAGTAACGAACTATCGGCAAGGCAACATCCGCCCCATCAGCGCCACGCGGAAAAGCACCGCGCATCTTAATTACGACCCCCTTTAACGAGGCCGGAACAATCGAAAGAACTCCGGAATGTGAATGTCTGAGAACAAACCCAAAACAGACAGAAAGGCACCTAAAACCGCTTTCAAGCCCGGCCAATCCGGCAACCCTGGCGGACGACCGAAACTTCCGGAAGACGTAAAGAATGTCCGGGAATTGGCGCGCAGCTTCACACAAGAAGCCGTGAACGCACTCGTTGATGTACTTCGCGAGGGCGGCGCATCTGCCAAAGTGAGTGCAGCCCAAGCCCTGCTAGACCGTGGCTGGGGTAAGGCTGAAGCCAATATCAATATGACGGTCAAACGCAGCGCGAAAGAACTGACGGATGATGAACTCGCAGCTATCGCAGCAGGAAGCGGCGCAGACTCTACTCCAGCGCAGGCAAGCGCGGGTGAGTCTGGCCAGCTTCATTGACTACCTCGATCTAGGGTTCTGCCCGGCAGCGCATCACAAGCTGCTGATGGGAAGTCTGGAAGCCATTGAGCGCGGCGAGATCGAGCGGCTGATGGTCTGCATGCCGCCTGGATCTGCAAAGAGTACCTACACAAGCGTCATCTTCCCCGCATGGTTCATGGGGCGCAATCCAGCCATGAGCGTGATTGCCGCCAGCCACACGCAAGAATTGGCCGAGCGGTTCGGTCGCAGGGTGCGAAACATTGTTGCCGGTGTCGATTACAGCAATCTCTTCGGCATATCGCTCTCTGACGACTCGCAAGCTGCTGGGCGCTGGGACAACACGAAGGGTGGCGAATACTTTGCCGCTGGCGTTGGCGGCTCGATTACTGGCCGCCGTGCTGATCTAGCCATCATTGACGACCCGGTAAAGAGCCGCGAAGACGCAGACAGCGAGCGCAGCCGTGAAAAGGCTTGGGATTGGTATGTCAATGATCTGCTGACCCGCTTGAAGCCTGGAGCGCGGCAAATCGTTGTCATGACCCGTTGGCATGAAGATGATCTTGGCGGGCGAATTCTCGATCGGGAGCGCGATCGCTGGCATGTGATCGAGCTGGCGATGGAGGCCATGCCGAACGATCCATTAGGCCGCAAGACTGGAGAGCGTCTCTGGCCCGAGTGGTTCACCGATGACATGGTTGCCGTCGCAAAGATGGACGTGCGCGCGTGGAATGCGCTCTATCAGCAGCAACCAGCAGCAGAGGACGGCGATTACTTCAAGGCTGAGTGGTTCGGCGAGTACGAGGATGCACCGGAAAACCTGAACATTTACGCAGCCAGTGACTATGCAGTCACAGAAGGCGGCGGCGACTACACAGAACATGGCGTTGTCGGCGTCGATCAGAACTCGAACATTTATGTGTTGGATTGGTGGTACGGCCAAACGGCAGCAGACGAATGGATCGAGCGCAAGTGCGATCTGGTCCTGCAGCACAAGCCGCGCTGCTGGTTCGGTGAGTCCGGCCCAATTCGGCGAAGCGTCGAACCGTTCATGATGAAGCGCATGCAGGAGCGCAATGCTTACTGCCGCATTGAATGGCTGGCGAGTATTGCAGACAAGACAGCGCGCGGACGATCAATCCAAGCCCGCGCAAGCATGGGCAAGGTGTTTTTCCCTAAGCATGCGCCCTGGAAGGCCCACGTTATGGGGCAGCTGCTCAAGTTTCCAGCCGGTAAGCATGATGATGCCGTTGACGTGTTCACATTGATCGGGCGTGGGCTTGAGTTCGTGAAGGATGTGCCGAAGCCGAGGCAGAAAACAGAGCGCCGCATCGTAGCAAGCGGATGGATGGGGTGACCCTGACGACAAAGATTGCAAGAGCCGCCTAGAGCGGCTTTTTTCATTTATGGCCTACGACGACGACAAAAAAGACGACTCATTGAGCGACGACGAGACGATCCTCAAGGAAGCACACGAGGATTTCAAGCTCTGCCAGGCTGCCGAGAAGGAAAACCGCGAGGCTGGGCTTGATGATCTGGAGTTCGCACGTCTGGGCAAACAGTGGCCTGATTCCGTCAAGGACAAGCGTGAGGCCGAGCAGCGCCCGTGTATGACGTTCAATCGCATGCCGACGTTCATCCGCCAGGTTGTCAACGATGGCCGGCAGAACAAGCCAGCGATCAAGGTTCATCCTGCCGACGATCAGGCCGACCCGAAGACAGCGGACGTGATCAACGGGCTGATTCGCAATATCGAGTACACCAGCGGCGCGGATATTGCCTATGACACAGGTCTGGACTTCGCTGCGTCCTGTGGATTCGGCTATTGGCGTGTCGATGTCGAGTATGCCCATGACGACACATTCGACATGGACATCCAGATCAACCCGATTCATAACCCGTTCTCTGTGTTCGGTGATTGGGCTGATGTGGGTGCTGATTCGTCGAATTGGAATCGCGCTTTCGTGGTCGATTCGATGGAGAAGAGCGTCTTCGAGGCCAAGTACAAGGGCAAAGAAAAGGTCGATTGGGACGGCGACACGTACAGCAAGATGCCCGCCGAATGGATGGAGGGCGAAAAGGTCATCGTTGCTGAGTATTGGAGACGCAGGGAAGAGCCCAGCACGCTCTATCTGCTGTCCGATGGTCGCGTGGTTCGCAAGGATTGGTTCGACGCGCCGGTTGAGGGTATCGAGGCGCTCTATCCCGAAGCCGCAGCCGTGACGAATGGCGCAGTGTTGCAGCAATCCGGCGTGACCGTGACAGACGAGCGTGAGACCAAGAGTTACAAGGTCTGTCAGTACGTCCTGAACGGTGTGGAAGTGCTGGACAAGCGGGAATGGTCGGGGAAATACATCCCGATCGTGCCGGTGTACGGCGAAATGATCAACGTCGAGGGCAAGCGTGTCCTGAAATCGCTGATCCGCGATGCCAAGGACGCGCAGCGCAATTTCAACTACTGGCGTACCACGACGACAGAGTTGATCGCCCTTGCTCCGAAGATGCCATTTGTTGGGGCTGTCGGCCAGTTCGACACCGATGCCGATAAGTGGGCGCGCGCGAATACTGATTCCGTGCCGTACATCGAGTACGACATGATTGAGGGCGCACCTATGCCGCAGCGCCAGCCGTTCGCCGGTGTGCCAGCTGGTGCGCTCCAAGAGGCGCTGAACGCTTCCGACGACATGAAGACGATCATCGGCATATTCGATGCATCGTTGGGGGCCAGGAGCAACGAGACGAGCGGACGCGCGATCAATGCGCGCAAGACCGAAGCTGACACCGGCACGTTCCACTTTATCGACAACCAGGCGCGTGCCATCCGTCACACTGGCCGCATCATCATCGACCTGATCCCGTCGGTCTACAACAAGAAACGCATCATCCGCGTGATGGGCGAGGACAAGCAGCCGGCCAACGTGCCGATCAATCAGCCGCTGCAACCTGGGCAGGTTCCGCAGGATGAAGACGGCATGGCGCAGGTTTTCAACCTCACAGCAGGCAAGTACGACCTGACCGTTGACGTTGGCCCGGGCTTCCAAACCAAGCGCGAGGAAGCTGCCTACGGCATGACTGAGCTGCTGCGCGCCTTCCCGGCTGCAGCTCCGGTGATCGGGCCGGAACTCGCCAAGGCGCAGGATTGGCCAGGGGCTGAAGACATCGGCAAGAAGCTGGAAGCGCTCACCGGTGGCGGCAACAATCCGCAACTGATGCAGGCACAGCAGCAATTGCAGCAGGTCGGGCAGCAGAACCAACAGTTACAGCAGCAATTGCAATCGATCCAGCAAGACAAGTCACTTGAGGCGCAAAAGCTGCAGATCGACATGTTCAATGCCGAGACGAACCGGCTCAAGGCGATGAAGGAAATCCAGCCGCCGCCAGTGATCGACAACGGACAGCAGCGAGAGATGACAGAGAGCGAAAAGATGGAGTTTGACGCCGCAGTCAAGATCAGGCTCAAGGAAATGGATATCGCCGGCCAGCGTGAGCTTGCCTTGCTGAACAGGCAGCCGGCTGGGCCTGCCGAACAGGAAGAACCTGACCTCGACGAGAACGGCGAACCGATCCCGCCGCCGCCTGATCCAGTGTTGTCCGGCATGCAGGCGCTTGCCATGCAGATGGACGAACTCAAGCGCTTCATCAGCGCGCCTCGTGTGCTGGTGCGGGATGAGCAAGGGCGGCCGGCTGGCTCGCGTGTTGACCTTGGAGAACAGCAGCAATGACAACAGGCTACGCAACAGGGCTTCGCAATGCGCAGCTCGACGCAATCACGACATTTGCCGGTAACGGCGCAAAGCTGAGGATTTACGACGGTTCGCGCCCGGCAACCGGTGGCACGGCAACGAACCTACTAGCGGAATTCACCCTTGGTTCGCCATTCGCATCTTCCGCGTCGAGCGGCTCGCTGTCGCCAACGCTGCCAAGCAACGTCAATGCCTCGGCATCTGGCACGGCAACCTGGTTCCGCATCGTCAAGGCAGACGGCACGACACATGTCTTGGATGGCTCCGTTGGCACGTCAGGAGCCGACTTGAACCTGAACTCGACATCGATTTCAAGTGGTGTCGCGGTGTCGATCACCTCGTTTTCGATCACTCGCGGGAACGCATAATGTACGCAGACGCAGTACGCTGCACCCATAACGGCACGGGCGGCTCCAGTACGCTGACGCTTGCCTCGGTCTCCGGCTGGCCGCAACCGACCGATGTATTCGGCACGAGCGGCACCAAGTTCGTCGAATACGAGATTTGCGAGTACACGGATAGCACGTTTGCGACACTCAGCAAGTACGAAGCCGGGTATGGATCGCTGGTCCTCTCAACG